AATACCTGTTACGCCATCGAATGCTAATTGGCGAAGAATTTCTTTTATTTCTGGCCTCTTTTCATACATCAAAAGAGATGCCTCTTTTTTAGACCTAGTATCAACACCAAGTTTTTTCATGTATGAAAAAACAGATGATGCACTCATACCATACTTATCAGCAATTTCATATAAATTTAATTTATTATCAATATACTCTTCTTTTAATGTATCATAATCAAATTTTTGAATGCGATTATGATACTGCTTAGAAGTTTTTGATTTTCCATTTTTACTCACGCTAACAAGATGTGACATATTATGCCTCCTTATGCCGTTATAGATAGCTGCATAAGGCAAGCTTAGTGATCTGGAAATTTCACTCACACTAAATCCTTCAATAAGCATTTTTTCAATTTGTTTTATATTTAAATTAACAATTTTGGTGATATGACTATTTTGATTTGGCATAAAATACTCCCGCTTTCGGCACAGAGGTATTTAGTATTATTTTGTCTGCTATACTTTTTTGCGACGATTAATCTCCGCCATAACTTTCTCTAGGTCTTTCTTCGCTTCAATCGCTTTCTTTTTATATACAGTTCGATCATTATACATTTTTTCCATCATCTCGGACAAAAATCCTTGACTAACTACCTCAAACAATTCACCATTAGGTGTTATTGTCATATTATATTTTTTCAATATGCTCAAATCAATTTCTTTATTTACCATATTATTTACATCAACCTGTGATGTTATTTTTTGTATTTTCTTAAGGTCTTCAAGTTCTTCCTGAAGTTCCTCTCTCGTCATTTCTTTTACATTTTTTTCCAGTTCTTCCATACGATACTGTACGCGACTTTTCGTCATATGCATTTCTGGTGAAATATTATATTGACGGATGAGTGAGGGGTATAACGAATTGAGATCCAGGCTCGCAACCCAGTTATGCATACCGACAATTGGGTCTTTTACATATGCACCAACATATGCTTCATTCTTTTCTTGATGCTCTATCGGTGGAACCACCATATTCTTAGATTTCAAATGATTATAGATAAGTGCATCCCACATGCGAACTTGAGCAAAAACATCATCATAATTTGTTTTGGAATCATATGCAAGGGTCAAAGCCAATTCAATAAGTTTCAACTTATCTTCAAGTCTCTCGACCAGTTCAGTATCTTTGATGTTATATTCAATGAATAACTGATAGTTATCACGATATAGAGTATGAAGATTACCATATTCTTCATATGATAACTTTCTCTCGTTCAGTTCTACATTTGCGATATTGTCAAGTTTATATGATTCCTGTGATTTACCTTCAGGAGCATATCTTTGATACAGATCAATATAATCGAGACAAGATATGCCTACCAGATTATAGGTCTTGAATTGACGACTTACACCAAAATTCACAGTTCTTTCTGATAGATAATTCCAGGGAGATAATCTCTTAGCAAATGCTTCACCCATCAATTTGGTGATTCTATTGACCAGATATGGAATGTCGAACATCTTGACGTTCCAACCAGTGATGATATCTGGATAGTTACCAGACCAACCATCGACAAATCTTTTGATTAGGTCTATTTCGTCATCACATCGAATATACTGAACATCTTCACGTTCATTAGTAAAGTGTCCGCATCCATAAACAATGAACATATCGTTCATTTTATAGGTGATGGCTGTGATGGGTTCATTTGCAACATCTGGTTCGGGAAATCCATTCTCCGAACCTACCTCAATATCAATATTGCAAATATTGATGAATGATTTATCCCAGTCTACATCATTTGGATGTTGATCTGAAATATAACAATACTCATACTTCTGGTTACCATAGACTTTGAAATTCTCAACATCTTCATATTTTTTGACGAATTCACGACAATCAGCAATTGTACCAGGATTTATATCTGCTACATATTCGCCCTTGATTGTCGTGAATTTAGTTGGTTTCTGTGATGGTAGAAAGAGAGTTGGATTGTAATCTAACTTTCTTGTGATTCTTCTTCCGTTTTCTATTCCTCTATACAGAATCTTGGAACCAAAATTCTGGACGTTGGTATAGAATGTTTTTGTCATTACATTTCCTTTGGAACGAGTAGACTTGATGATGGGGTGATAATACCGCTAAATGCCGAATTATATTGCGAAACAAATTCTTTTACAGGTCTCATTATAGCGATAATATGTTGATTGTCAAGTACAAATTCATCATCCTCTGAAAATTCTGCCCAAGGTGCCAGACCTACTGTTGGATTATTAGGTGTAGATTTACCAGGAATAATAACTACTCTGAGTGGATTCTTGATTGTTACTTTGAATCCTGTATCAGCAACAACTTCAGTCAACAAATCTTCTCCGCTCAACAGTCTAATTAGTTTAATATCTTTCATTATACTTCCTCCATTAGGAAATCAAATACATGTGTTGTGATCCATCTTTCGGGAATCAGAGTGACACTGATTCCACTTTCGTTTGTGTAGGTGTAAGAATTCTCTTTGTCCATGATTTTGACAATTCTTTCCCAACGTCCATCATATTCTCTTTGGACAATTTGTGTTTCAAGAATGTTCATTTCCATACCTTTCATATTTTATAATCTTTGCTGCTGGATTTTCAGTCATTTCGTGAATGTTATACACTTTAGGATTTATACTACAAGGCCACATCTCATCTCTAAATCTATCTGAAACATTCTTGAGCCAAGTGTCTGTAGTTTCAAATTTTATTTTTTGCCACCAAAGTTTAGTAGAAGGATCTGGTAATGTTTTTATATATGAAGATTTGGACCACCAGAAATTACCACTGAAATGTGGTGAAGGATCTTTTCTGTAATTGACTCCTACAATATCGTAGTCATTCAATTTTTCGATACATTCTTTCCAGTTAGTCAATACTCCCCAATTTAGATATTGTCTCCAGTGATGATATCTAACAAAGATTTCCATATTATCATAAGTCAAATATGGCTTGATGCCTTTGCTATGAATATATAGCAAATTGCAGTTCTCGGTTTGAGCATCATTATAAATTAATCTCATAGTATGATTTTCAGATATCGTTTTATTGCTCTCCAAATTAGAAAGCATTTCTTGATCATTACTATAAGGATTCTCAACAAATAAAAACTTCACTTTTTCTTCTGGAATCAGATACTTACACATTTCGATGAACTTGGATATTCGTCTGTCACTTTTGGAAATCACAACAATTCTTATTTCATCCAGATTATTCAATAATGACGATCTTTCCATATACATGATCTGTTCACAAAATATACATGACCAGATAACAGGATTATCTGTCATGTATAGATGATAATATGCTATATTTTTCATTTTGACATCTTGACTTCTGGAAAGTAAGTAATGAAAGTATCATCCATTTGTGGTCTCATTTCTTTTATCTTACTTTTGATTTCACCAAAAAAGTTCCAAGCAAGTGGAACAAAAACGATTGGAGATTTATTGTTTTTGATACTATCAGAACTGAGAATTGGAATACTCATACCTGGAGTAAACTTATTCTGTTTTAGTTCATTGTCATCAACAATCCAATCCAGTTTGATCTTTGAATAATTCAGAAGAGTCATACCTTTTGCCGCTGCACCATAACCAACAATAGGAACATCTCTTTGAGTAGTTCTGTAGATATCAATAACACCTTTCAGTTTTCTGGTTACTTCATCGCAGTTATTTGCATAGTTGAAATAAGTTTCTTCAGTATAAAGACCAATCTTTCTTTCCATTTCAATCATATTGTGTATATTGGCAACTCTTCTGGCAGTTTTAGAAATGACAAAGATGTAACTGTTACCATGCAAAGGACATTTCACGACATCAATTAGATTAAGTCCTGCTCTATTACATAGTTTATTCATAGAATTGATATTGAAGAAATTGATATGTTCATGGTAGATTGTATCAAATTCATTATTCAATATCATATCTGCTTGTGATGTTTGCACAAAGAACAGTGATTGCTCTTTCATGATTTTACTAACATTTTGAAGAAAGAACAATGGGTTATAATTATGGGCAAATACATTCTGAGCAATGATGATATCAAATTTCTTCTGTAGAATATTTACAAATCTATCATCAAAATACTCTGCAAATATTCTATGTCCTTTTGATCTGGAAATCTTGGCTAGATTTTCTGCTGGATCTACACCATATGTAATGATACCATCAATTTTATACTGATCCAATTGAGAACCATCATTACATCCAATATCAAGAACTTGAATTGGATAACATCCATTTATTAATGAAAAATACTCAGAGGTAAATGCATTGAACCATCTGAAATGTTCTTTCATTGTCAGAGATGTTCCAGAAACATACAGATAATTTTTGAACATCAATTCAGGATCAACAGATGTTGTCAATTGAATATGAAAGCAGTCTTCACACCGATTGATTGCTAGTGGAAATTCTTCTTGAACTTCTTCTGCTGTATCTTTATAAGAATTTGCTAAAGGTTGATTGTTCAAATTTAAAGTGAGTTCTAAATTATCTGAACCACATGCAAGGCATTCATTTAGTTGATTTGAATTTTTCTGGTTGTACATTTACCATCTTCCTTTTTCCAAATTTCTCAAATACTACCATGCTATCATAGAAAAATACACCAGTCAAATCTTTTGATAGTTTATCCTTCTTGTCCTGAACTGTATCGAAATCATTGTGCCAGTTCTTATGGAGCGAATCAATATATCCTTTGGAATATTCAATGAAAGAATTCTTATATTGAAATCCACCACCATTGTATGGCATATATGATGTGTGACAATCTTCACAAATATAGATTCCACCAACATTCAGTTTAGGAAATACTTTCTCGAAAGTGAGAATCTGTTGATCCATAAAATGACCACCATCATCAATGAAAATATCAATATTTTCGTTTTGATTCAAAAAGTTATCCCAGAACTCAGGTGAAGACTGATCGCCAATAATCACTCGAATATTTGAATTGTCATATACAAGATTGCGACATTCCTCATCAATATCAATGCCACTGATCTTACATGATGATCCAAAAAATTCACTCCACATTTCAAGTGAACCACCTTTTTGAATACCTACCTCAACAAGAGAAATATTCTTTCCTCTAAATCTACTCAGATGCCTTTCATATATCTCAAAATATGGTTCCCATTTGTCAGATGACTTGTTCAGTTGTTTATGAATATTTTCTAATATCATAGTTCAATCCATTCTTTATTAGCTAATGACCAGTGTGTTACTTCATGTAATCTTTCTCTTAATGAGATTCTTGGTTCCCATCCAAGTTTTCTCATAAATGCTCCATCAAGTGAATATCTCAAATCATGGCCAGGACGAGATGTATGAAAATCAACCATCTCATATACAGGATCTTTATTTTGTGCTTCGGCAATGATCTTGACCATAGATAGATTATCAATCTCTTCCTTACCTACCACATTGAATTTAGGACATCTTACACCTAGAGAATTCATGTGATCACGAATAATTTGATGTTGATTATTATCCAAATGAAGTAGAAAATACATTGCTTCTGCTACATCTTTGGCATTGATATAGAATCTACTGCCAGCTTTGGTCTTAGATGGATCAGAATGGACAAAAATTTTCTCATTATCGCGAATCTTTCTAATACACATAGGAATGAATTTCTCAGGATGTTGTCTTTCTCCAAATACATTCATCGTATGGGTTACAAAGATAGGCAGCTTGTATGTGTTCTCATATGCTACACAGAATTCTTCTGCTGCTGCCTTTGATGCGGAATATGGATTGGTTGAATTGTATCTGTCATATTCACCATACAAAACACCTTCGGGTGCAGAACCAAAGATTTCGTCTGTAGAGAAATAAATGAATCTTTCTAGATTCTTGAGACCTCTAGCATAATTCAATAGATTGACGGTACCAATAGTATTATCCATGACGAATTCCATTGGATGTGAAATTGATCTGTCTACATGACTTGATGCTGCTAGATGTAGGATCACATTTACATCACCAATAAAGTTTGAAGTTAGTTCACGAATTTCTGCTTTTAGATCATGCCAAACAATCTTTACTCGTTTTTGATCTGACTTTGGATAAGTTGAAATCACATCATGAAGTCTATTGAGATTACCTGAATAGTCTAGTCTATCGAGTGATACAATTTCCCAATCTGTTTCTTTCAAAAATAAATTTACTATGTGGTGACCAATGAATCCGGCACCACCGGTAAGAAGAAGACGTTTTGTCATTATTCCTCACTATTCAATTTTCTTTACATATTTTTCCAAGACATATTGATTATCATGATACTGATAATCAATGGCGAAATTTTCTTTCATATACTTAGGAAACCAATCTTTCATAAGATAGTCCATTTCAGCAAATGCATTTGTTTTGTCGTACCAACTTTCTCGTCTCATATGCTTTGCAGAAACTTCATGTACTATATATGCAGGCAATCTGAGATAATCACACATAATCTTATCAATACCCCACTCAGATTCTCTATATTGATAGTCTCTAAGTAATTTGAGAACCTTACTAAAAACATCTGTTCTATAAAATGGTACACCCATCTCAGTGAAATTAGTCTTGGTGAAAAGACAAGAAGTATCCTGTTTTAGACATGGATAAACAGTCCATGAAATTAAAGATTGTTGAAAAAATGGAAAATCAAATCTCCTTGCTATTTCTAATGCACGATTAACTGACTGAATATCTGTACAGTAATCGTCATCCCAAACACCAATATAATCGAAATTATACCAGTCTATGCTGAATTTGTCAAGTAATTCAGGCACTTGTTTCCACTTATATCGAATAGGATAATGAAAAAATGTGTCATATGAATTCGGCTCTGGTACATAATCTTCCTTAAATCCAACAACAATCGTTTTATAAGTTCTCTCTGGCTTATTGAATCTCCAATGATTATCTTTGTCATATGCATCATCGAAGAACATTGGACAACCAGTAGGAGTAATAATTAACGCTTTATCCATTCAAAACACCTTTGTACACTTTCGTTTCAAACCAATTAAGAAATAAAATTTTGTCCATAAACTTGTTTGAAGTTCTACCGTTTGTAAACATTGGCTGCAAATACATTTCATTATATACTTCAGGATTCTCATCTACTGTCTTGATTACATCAAAGAATATTTGATCGTCTTGATAATCATGCCAACTTATATAAGATTTAGGATTAAAATCCACTTCAATCGTTGGAGAACCCCAATAGATTGGAATAGTCTTAGCACACAGAGCTTCATATATCTTTTCTGTTGCATAACCAGGATAAGATGAATTTTCAAAACAAAGATTGAACTTATATGAATTGAGAAAATCAATCTTTGCCTTGACAGATTCTTCACCTCGAGGTAGTACATATCCAATATTATTGAACAAAGGTCCACCTGATGCAACTGGTTTATAATTATTATTCAAGAAATGAAACCACTGATTTCGTCTCTCACATCCACCATTCTTCACAACAAATGAACAGAAACCCTTTTTCTCTTCTTGTAAGTCTTCGACTGTTCTGATAGCTGTGGTAGAGTTTCTGACATTTCTAAAATGATTATCATAATCATAGATCACATATAGCGGTAGTCTAAAATTTCTACCATCAAAATCATCATGATCAAATGAGATGGAATAATTGCATTTGTAATTCCAAGGTCTTTCGTTTTCTCCTGTATAAAAAATCTTGATACAGTTTTTGTCATTATAACTCACATTATTGTTACCAAAGTTTCTATCACCAAATATTAAATAGTCTGGATTCTCGTCATCTCTGACGATTTCAAAGATTTCAGACAAAACATTTGTAAAGAAGTTTTCAATGGCACCAAATGTGTCAGTGAATCCTAATCTCAATACTTTCTTCATGATTTTTCAATTTGTCCTTTGATCCAATTATATGTTTCTGTAATACCTTCTTGAAGAGTAAACTTTGGTTTCCAGCCCAGTTTTTCTTCGATGAGAGCATTATGTGAATTTCTACCACGAACTCCTGTGGGACCTGCAATATGTTTCTTACTGAGAGATTTGTTTTCTATAGAACTTGCAATATCAACCAACTGATTGATAGTAACCATTTCTTCAGAACCAATATTGACTGGACCCATAAAATCTGATTGCATGAGAAGTCTTATAGCATCAATGCAATCATCAATATATAGAAATGATCTTGTCTGCTCTCCGTCACCCCAAATCTCGATTGTACCATCAGATTGAATTACTTTTCGACAAATAGCAGCAGGGGCTTTTTCTTTGCCACCTTTCCATGTTCCCATGGGACCATATATATTGTGGAATCGAGCAACACGAACCGGAATGTTATAGTTGCGATTATATGCAAAATATAGTCTCTCTGAAAATAGTTTTTCCCAACCATACTCAGAATCTGGATTTGCAGGATATGCAGTATCTTCACGACAATCTGGAGTATCTGCATTCATTTGATTGTGTTCTGGATACATGCAAGCAGATGATGAATAGAAGATTTTAGTTTGATTTACTTTATTATATGAATTATAAGACTTAACATTATCTAACACATTAAGGTTGATTGTTGCTGAATTATGCATCACATTTGCATCATTTTCACCAGTAAAGATGTATCCTGATCCACCCATATCTGCTGCCAATTGATAAACTTCATCGAATGGTATATCAAATATCAGATTCCAAGTTTGATGAGGATTTCTTCTGGATCCTGCAAATCTAACAATCTCACGAACTTCTACCGAATCTCTAAGATCACGGGTAATAAAGTGATCTGCCTTCGAGTCTTCAAATTCAGGATACTTCAAATCTACACCTCTTACCCAATATCCTTCTTCTTTCAATCTATTTACAAGATGATGACCTATAAACCCGGCAGCACCGAGTACAAGTGCTTTTTTTTGATTACTCATTTTCTCTTCACACCTCTTTGTTTAAATGCAGTCTTTCCCATAATTACCTCTTATACCAAAAAAATGATCCATTAGACACGAGAATGGGTGTACCAATCTTACATCTTCTTCTAAAATCTACAAGAGCTTCTTTTACATGTTTTTTGTCATGATTATTTCCACAAAAGATTCCATTACTCTTGACTTTATTATAATACTTTTCCATTTTACCTGTAAGATTTTTACATTCTGAATTTATGATCACAACATCAAAATCTTCATTCGGAACATCCATAGAAAATCTAGATTCATTTGCCGTATTTTTTTGTAGAATTTCTTTGATGTTCTTATCACCATAGAAGATACCATATATCATACCAATTCGTTCTCTTTCATCATTAGACAGCATTTGAATTGCATTTTCACCTTTGTGAACACCTACTTCCAAAATAGAGACCTTATCAACTCTAAGTCTTTTGATATACGGCAAAAGACCGTGTGAAACTATATCAGATGGTGGCCAGATACCCATCATTTTTGATTCTTGAACTGTAAATAATTCTGGATCAGTAGTCAAAAGCATAATCAATCTCCATAAATTTCTTGAATCTTTCCATTCAAATGTGGAATTCTATCATATTGATGTACAACAACAAAAGGTTTCTTTTCATTATTCATGACAACACCATCCTCAAAGATCGGTTGATTGTCTTCATAGTTCATTTGATACATCATTTGTTTTGTCGGATCTGAACCAAAGTTAAGTCCCAAATCACCTTTTCCTGCTTTAACTGCTTCGAGCGATGTACCCAACTGAACTGCCCAACCATCAGAGTTATTGACAAAGAATGTATCTGTATAGAATGGAGGAGTATTAATCAAAAAATTATATACTGCTTGATCTACAATATGAATAGGTCTATTGATTGACATTTGAAATAGAAGAAGCATCAAACCTTTTACGGTCATTGCTTCACCGGCAACTACACCAACATTGAAAATGAATTTATCTTTTAATAGATCATGAAAAAATGGTCCAAATGTTTCAAGAAGATTTTGGTTACCCCAGGGTTCATTTTTGTATCTCATACCTTCAGATGATGCTACCATACTGTACATATAGATATTCTCTTCTAGCCAAATGGATGGATTTGACTGAAAGATAACATCTCTGGTATCTGTAGTAATTACATATCTATATTGCTCTTGAGTTTTGTTTAGTGCATTCCACATATAGAAAAATCTAGCAACATGTGGTGCATTGGTATCTTCTGCTATTACATTACCATTTTCAAGTTTCTTACCATACAATGCCAGTTCAACACCATTTTCAGTAAGTTTATCAATCGTCTCTTTATTCATATTGGTGCCTGTCAGAACAACATCACCAGAAAAACCAGATTTGCGAATAGAGTTGACCCAATACTTCAAATCATCCCAACCATATCCTGTAGCATTTCCTATAATCAAGTCTTTAACCATGGATAACTCCCATATTTTTGTTTGATTGCTTCGTTACCTTTCTTGAAGAATTCATAATCACCACCATATGCCTTTTCCATATTTGGCAACTTATAATTCAGTGTATGTAGACCTGTTGTGCCATAGTTGTCATGTCCCATAACTTTAGTTATAATATGAAAAAATCTTCTATCTCCTCCCCAACCAGAATGCCAATGATTACACACTTTGATCAGAAAATCTGTTTTGAAGAGATATGAAGATGTATCAACTAAATGTTGCGGATTATCTTCAGGTGAAAACCAGATGGGCCATCTACCGATACTTTCGCAGCAATCATCATCTAAATATTTACCATCTTCCAAAACAACCTTTCTGAGTGAATGTACCCAATCATGATTGTTTCTTTCAAGCAATTCTATCATGCTACCAAGATGATGTTCATCCCACCAATTATCTTCATCTAGAAAAGCGACATAATCTGTATTGATGAGATGTGGATATGCAGCATAGATTCTGTGTCCATAGAATCCATTACCACCTGTATTGTATGGTGTTGATGTTAATTTTACTTCACAATCAGACTTTGCTATTTGTTTGACAGCAGCATCATAATATTTGGGACCATCCACAACAACAAGATTGTGAATGTTTTTATATGTTTGATACCAAGGATTACAAGTCTTGATGGCTTTTGTTAGACTTGGTTGACCAATAGTAGGAATAATTACAGTCACTGATTTTTCAACAAGCACATGAATCATAATATAAGCCTTTCTAATTATAAACGACTAAATTGGAAATGCATCCAATCAAAATCTCTTTCCTTACCAAGAGATATAGCACCTTCATCATATACAAATTGCCAGAACTTATCATATATAGATTTGCTTAATGTAGCCTTTTTTGCGTTCATTCTCAAAGCATTTCTATCAGGATCAATATCTACAGCAATTCCCCAAGAATGCATTGACCAAGAAGAACCACCACGCATCTTTCTTACATTTAGACAACCACCAAAATAATGTAATCTGAGATCCACAATCTTGTCATAACCATAATGCTCAAGTGTTCTGTTCCAAATTCTTTCCATGGGTTCTTTCACAAGCTCATGACAAGAATATGCAGTCAATTTAGTTTTTGTGTCCCATGCAAGGACCATAGTGAATGGAACTTGACATTTGACTTGTCTTGTTCCTACATTACCAAAGAAATTTGGCACATCTGATTGTCTGGGCCAGTTAGTATTGGATACAGTTACTTCTGTTTTCTTTTTGAATACTTCTGGAAATATCTGTGAATAATCATTTGATGCAGCTTTCTTCCATGCAGCCAAAGCAACTTCTGGTCTATCTTGTAATCCAAACCAATGATTTCTCATTGTCTTTATAGCTACTTGCAACGACTGCATAGAACCATCTTTTATGTTTTCATAGACTTCTGAATATTTCATCTTTAATCTATAATGCATTGCCAAGGTCTGTTCTTCTATACTTGAATTACCACCTTTGCCACCACCATTTAGATGTTTAGCAACCTCTGCATCTACTCCAGAATTGATCAGTTGTTTTACATCAAGATTATTGTTCTGATAATATCCATAGTCTGCACCATCTTGACCATATTGTTTCACATTCTTGTTGTTGGTTGATTTGTTATATGCTTCTGAATATGCTTCTTTCTTGGAAAAACCTGTCTCTGTTTCACCAATACCACGAATAAATGCTAACTGATAAATGTTGATGTCCTGAAGAGAAATCTTTTCTTTACTGACTTTTGGTGGATAGATAACATCGGCTTTATCACGCCAAGTGGTTACAAGACTTGCTTCATAAACTTCTCTGGCATGTTGTAGCATTTGTCCTTCAAGACCATCAATAGTACCAACTTCAATACCCAATGATTGATAAAGAAGTTGTTCCATAGCCTTTGCTTTTCTGGCTCTGGTCCACTTGTAATTTATATTCTTGAGTTGGAGATATTTGTCGATGGCATTAAATGTATCAATACCAAAAATACCATCGATAGGACCCGTGTAATATCCAACATCTTTTAGTAATTTCTGTATCTCTGTTTTTGAATTTACCTGTGCCATGATATCTCCTATGAAATACTATAAAAGTATATAGTAAAAATGGGTGAAGAAATCTCCACCCATTCTCATTAGATATAGAAAGGATATCTATTACTGATGGTAATTTTTTTGTATTTGGTTTGATTTTTATCAAAAAATCTACTGAAAAAATTTCTTACTTTATTTAACATAATTACACCTGATGATGGAAAGTTTCTTTATTATTGATCTCGATCTTCTTTGGCTTCTTTGTTTCTGGAACAAATTTCTCAAGCCAAATCTTGAGCATACCATTAATCAGGTCTGCATTCTGGATTTCAACAGTATCCGAAAGAGTGAACTTCCTTGTGAAGGCTCTATCAGCAATACCCTTGAAAAGATAATCTGCCTTATCATCAGTTGATACTTGACCCTTGACAGTGAGAACACCATCTTCAAGAATTAGTTCAATGTCCTGCTGTCCGAATCCTGCAACAGCAAGTTCAATAACATAGATGTTTTCAGCAGTCTTTTTTATGTTATATGGAGGATATAGTGGAACTTTGGTAACAGCTTCCGTGAATGTAGCAAGTTTTTTGAATACATCATCAAAACCTACAGTACCACGAGCTAGATTTGGTAGGAATGGATCGAATAGTGAATTTGTCATGTTTAACTCCTTTTTGAAAGCAAGTTGATAAATGTCTTCCTTGAAAGGCAAGACAGGGTTGAGGTACGCAAAACCTTTAGACCCTCAACAATACTATTTATACAACATTTTAGTGGTAATGTCAATAGACTAATGTATCTGATGAACCTTGTGCAGTAAATGGAGTACAATG